CCCGTTCGAGGGCGTCTATTTGCATGACTTGTGGCTGTGCTTGAACCTGTAATACTTCGTACTCTGACATATTTTTTGTTTAAAGGGTTATGTTTCTTTTTATACACCGCATATCCTCACGGACGGGCGGTGAATATGCTTGATTTATATGGAACTATAGTTTATTTCTTATCGGTTTGTTGTTGCCCTGCAAGAGCCATCGACGACAGTGCGAACAGGGATATGCTTATCACCAGTTGCCAAAGGTTGGCGTTGATGAGCGAAGCGACTACCCCGAATATCGAGGAAAGCACAAGCAGTATGGCGAGCAGGGTAAATAACTTGTAGAATATCATGACTGTTATATTTGGAAATTACCGTTAAACTCAAATTCTTCATTTCCGCATTCGTCGAATACGGTTACCGTGTATTCCGTATCGATGTAGCCACTGTCGGAACGTGGCGTTAAATAGTCGCCGTTGTCCCGCTCCCTGTAATCGCAAGCGTAGTAATGAATGTGGACATCGACGTTTTTGCCGTTCAAACCTATTTCATGGTTTATATCTTCTCCGAAATAGCGGTCGTTTATATTTTCTTTTATATGGTCGTCAAGAAAACTTTCTACCTTTTCCCGTATGGTTAGTTTATGAATATCGGCCTTTACCATATCAATAGCCGTTTTGTAGATGTCCGTGGCATCGCACATGAGGTCTTCCCGGTATCGACGAATGCTCTGCCAGTCTTTCGGGTCACAATCTTCGAGGTAGGATTTGGCTATTTCTTCCTCGTTCATTGATAGTATCTGGCTGGCGACCTCGTAGTTTTCTACCCCGCCTCCCAGATAAAATTCCTTACATTTCAATTTGTAAGGAGAGTTGTCGTACTGGTCGTTGAAATCTTCCCTTGCCTTGTCGTATCGTTTCTCGATTGTTGACCGTGGGATAATACAGGTTGTGTTCATGCTATTAAGGGGCTTATTTTATACAGGCGAATTTGATTACATCGTAAGCATTACAATACCATCTTCCGTTTTGTCTATCTGACGGTTTCTTCTCTGCACGGATAGACCCATTCCCAACTAGTTCAAATAGTCGGTTTCGGCTTCCTACTATTTTTTCAGCTTCTCGTTGACTAAATGTTTTGTCGTTTAGTACAATCTTTAAAATGGCTTCATTTAACATAGTTAATCATTAAAAAGGTTGTTATTGTGTGCATACTGGATAAATTCCGATTTCTCGTGAATACAAAGTTTTCTGTAAACAGATTTGATATGATTTTTCACAGTATGAGGAGATAGGTATAAAGAATCAGCAATATCATCATTGCTCTTTCCATCATAGACAAGTTTCATAACTCTCATTTCAGCATCGGATAAGCTGCTATTAAATTGAGGATTACAAATAATGTCTTCATATTTACATTCTCCTCTTAAAGGACATTGAACATGTTCAAAGTTTACTTTACCATTGTTATTTATGTCTTCGACAGTGCTATCAAGATTACCAAAATTGCATTTAGCAAAACGTCTAGCCATTAGATATTGATAATAAGGGACGTTTTTAGAGCTTTTTATATAACATTCTGATAGGGCATTATAAGCATTTGGATATTGTTCTCTGACAATAGAAAGAATTTCATTTATAATCTCTGTATCGTTTTCAGAAATTCTTTTATTTTTTTTGTCAGATGAAATACACCAAAGTTCATTTTCAAATATGTAAAACTCTAAATCTTTCATTGTTATGAATTTAATCCCAAAGGTGTTCTGGCGAAATACCAGTAATTTCTGATAATATTTGTACATGCTCTGGATTATTAGGCTTTATGCCATATTTAATCCAGTTATTGGCTGTGGTAAGAGTTACATTACATCTTTCGGCGATGGTGTTAATGAAATCTTTTTTGGGGTATGTCGGATCAGGTAAACTTTTGTAATAGCCTTTCAGTGTCATTATTTTACTTTTAGGCTTTAATGTGTTTGTCTTATTGTCACTTTCCATTATATTTGTAATGTTTAATTGGTTTGGTATTGCAAATATAATACTATTATAGTAAAACTATACTACTATTATAGTTAATAATTATAAAATGATATACTATGATTATAGGAGAGCGGCTGAAGGGTTTTTTAAAATACCATAATATTTCTGCTAAATCATTTGCAGAAATGATAGGTGTAACAGAAGGAATGGTGTATAAATATTATAAAATGGATAATGTTGATAGCCAAACCATCGAAAAGTGGGCTAATATATTGCGTATTCCTATTATGACATTTTTAGATGATAATACATACGAAAGGGCTACTCATAAAGCGACATCAGAAGATTTGGCAATGGGAAATGATAAAGATTATATTCATTTTCAAAATAGAAGATTATTTGGCGATTTATCTGGAAAATCAAGAGAATTGATTGAAGACGAATTTGAAAAAATAAAACCTAAAATAAGTTACACTATTGGTGTACCTTATTATAATGTGGACTTTATCGGAGGTTTTGATTTAGTTATGAATGACCAAACTATAAATCCAGAATATCTTATTAATTTCAAGAAATACAACGAAGCTACATGTTGGTGCAATGTCACTGGACATTCAATGGAGCCCGAAATAACACATGGCGATATAATAGCTCTAAAGGAAATAGAGGATGCTTCTTTTCTACCTTATGGTGAGGTTTACGCTATTGTCACAACCAACAATATGAGAACTATAAAAAGGATAGGTCCTGCATCCAACCCAGATAGTTATTCTTTAATTCCAACAAACAGATCTCCTGAATACGGAATACAAGAACTACCGAAAAATATGATAAGACATGTATTCCATGTACTCGGATGTATGAAGCGATTATAAAGACAAATATGTAATCATCTATTGATTTCAAAGACTAAAATTTGAGTCATGAAAATTTCTAAAGAAGGAATCGCTATAACTAAACGTTTCTTTGAAGCTATTGATATGCTCAAAGCACAGAAACGCATTCGTGGGCTTAAAACATTCACGAGGAAGCACAATATAACTCGTACTAATATAGCAAATGTGAGAAAAAATCCAGACCGTAGTGTTTTGAAGCCCGAATGGATATATTATCTTGTTTATGATTATGGGATTTCATTGGAATGGATAATATTCGGAGAGGGGTCTATGTTTGAATAAATATTCTAAAACTTGTCTTTTGATGGTGCGTAATCCTTTGCTTTTGTCTGAAAATCAAATATTTATATATGTTTCTGAAATCAGCTTCCCAAGCTGAGGGTCGCGAGTTCGAGTCTCGTTTGCCGCTCGATGAAAACGGTCTCTTGAATATTCAAGAGACCGTTTTCGTTTCTGTTATTTCTTCATTCTCACTTCGTAGAGATCGTTGCGGCGATCTTTGAGGTTGCGCACGCTACCGTAGGTGTGCAATTCGTTCAAAAGATCCAAATCGACGTCCGAGATAAGAATCATTTCGGTGTTCGGAGTAGCCTCGGCTCTGCGTCCGTCTGTCGGGAATGCGAAATCACAGGGGGTAAAAACTCCCGACTGGGCATATTGAATATCCATGTTGTGTACTTTGGGCAGGTTGCCTACGCTACCGGCTATGACTACGAAGCATTCGTTCTCGATGGCACGGGCATGTGCGCAGACTCTTACACGGGAATAGGCGTTTTGGGTATCGGTGAGGAACGGAACGAACAATATTTGCATACCTTCGCTGGCCATGATTCGGGAGAGTTCGGGGAACTCGACATCGTAACAAATCAAGACTCCGATTTTGGCGCAGTCGGTCTCGAAAGTCCGAATGGCTTTGCCGCCGCTCAATCCCCAGCATTTCATTTCGTCGGGGGTGACATGTAGTTTTTCATACATTTCGTAAGTACCGTCTCGACGGCATAAGAAACCTACGTTGTAGAGCAGTCCGTCTTCTTTAATCAGCGGCATACTTCCTGTAATGATGTTGATGTTGTACCGAATTGCAAGATTGATGAAACGTTCTCGTATTTCGTCGGTATATCGGGCTAATCCTCTGATAGCCTGCGATTCGCTCGCATCGTTGAACCGAGCCATGAGCGGGGCGTTGAAATACTCTGGAAAGAGGACGAAGTCGCTTTGATAGCCGCTTACGGAATCGACGAAAAATTCCACTTGCTCGAAAAGATCGTCGAGCGTTTTGTAACTACGCATTTGCCATTGTACAAGGCCTACCCGCACGGTGGTCTTAGGAGATATATATTCTTCGGTAGGCTCTTGATAGTAGATGTTGTCCCATTGGAGCAGACAGGCGAAGTGTTTCGACTCCTCGTCGTTGGGCAAATAGTTTCGCATTACTTTACGGACGTGGAAATCGTTGGAGAGTTGGAACAATAGCACCGGGTCGAATATCTCGCGTTGACGCACCTTGTCGATGTATTCTTTGGGGCGCATTCGGTCGGCGTATTTGTGGTAGTTCGGCAAACGTCCGCCGAACATGATCGCTTTCAGATTGAGCTTTTCACACAACTCTTTGCGATATTCGTACATACGTCGGGCGAGACGTAGACCCCGATAATCGGGGTGTATGAACACTTCGATACCATACAGGATATTTCCCTTCCGTGTGTGAGTGTCGAATGTTTCGTTACCAGTGACTTGTGCATAGGTGTGGTCGTTCTTTACATCGTTATAGTTTACGATGATAGAGAGGGCGCAGCCCACGATTTTATCATCGACGACCGTGACGATTTGTCCTTCGGGGAATATGCGAATGAGTTTGTCGATTTGTTCGGGAGTCCAAAATACGTCGCTACCGTCGGCATAGACACGGGTGAAAGAGCTAGCCAGTTGGTCGTAATCTTCTTTTTGAAGATTGCGTATTTCGACTTTATTGATTTCTTTTTGTTTCATGAATCCTTTGTTTAGTTTAGGTATGCAAAATTACTTTCTTTATCCGCTTGTTGTCCGTTTTGTTTCGATTTTCTTTATGCAAGGTATTTTATAAGTTCGCTTATAAAATATGTGCTTCCCTTTTGGGTAATTCCTTTGCCTTCTTTTAATGAATCTTTCTGTCGATTGGTTTCATCTCTTTTATGTCGTCGATATTCCATTTTGCGATGATACGGGAACAACGGAAAGATAGAACTTTCTTTAATCTCATTTTCATGCAGATAATGTGTGCCGTTTCTTCATTTAGACTATTTTTGAAAAAAATTCAAGGTTTCTGCAACCAAACGAGCGGTTGGTTACGTCTAATGATTGAATTTCCGGAAAGAGAACGATTATGAATAACTTATAAAATTAAAATAGAAGAGAATATGAAAAAGATGTTTATGATGATGCTTTTGTCTATCGTATCGTGGACAGGAGCCGTAACAGCAGCCGAGGCAACAGCTCCTCTGAAATCGAATGGCCCTGTGGCACAACAAGAAGCGGTCGTAGCAGCCGATACACTTAACGGTATGACTCCGAGCGAGGCTTTCCAAATACGTATGAAGGAACTCGCAGTTGAACGGGATAGAATGCTCTTTCAAGAAGAGCCGGATGCCGAGGATATAATAGATTCTTTGGTTCCTCTTTTTGCTATTGTTTCACCTTTTCTTATCGCTTTTTTAATTGTCTTTTTCTATATTTATTATCGTAATAAAAAAGTACAATCCCGCTATCGGGTGATGGAAAAAGCGATAGAGTCGGGTCGAGAATTACCCGAAGGCTTTTTCGACGAACCGGAGTCGAAGCGACCCAGTAAATTTTCCACTCTGAATCAAGGTCTTGTTTGTACGGCTGTCGGAATCGGGTCTTTTATATGGTGTATAGGTGGGGCTTATGAATTGGACGAAGGTTTCGGGGCTCTTTTGGTTGGTTTGGCGGCTATATTCACTTTGATAGGTATAGGGAAACTGATTCTTTATCGGGTAGAATCGCGAAAGGAAGTTCGTGATACCGATGAGCAAACTACCGAAATCGAGTAGGCCGGAGCGATGAATAAGAACGAGGATATAGCGTGGGTGACTCGTTGTGCTTTGTTCGACGATCGGCGGGCTTTTGCCTGCCTTGTCGATAAGTATCAGGTGCGATTGAAACGCTTTTTCCTGAATCTTACCGGTGGAGATCCAGTGCTCAGCGATGATTTGGCGCAGGAGACTTTTATCAAAGTTTATTATAATTTGCGTAGTTATAAAGGCTTGTCTTCTTTTTCGACATGGATTTATCGAGTAGCTTACAATGTGTTTTACGATGAGTTACGAAAGAGCCGGGAATGGGAAGATGCTTCTGTGGACGAGGCGGCCAATCTGTTGGAGCAACCTCCTGAGCGTGTGGACCGGAATATCGATATATCGCGAGCTTTGTTTATTTTACGCCCCGAGGAGCGAACGGCGATAACCTTATTCTTCGTCGAGGACCTTGCCGTGGCAAAGATAGCAGAGATTATGAGTATATCGGAAGGTACGGTAAAATCGCATTTATTTCGTGCAAAACAAAAATTGGGTGAATATTTAAAGAAAAACGGATATGAATGAATGGAATGACAATCAGTGGCGGGAGTTTTTCGGCGATCATTCGTTGGAACTTCGGACAGATAAGTGGTTCACTCGTAGGGTGTTGAATAGACTGCCTCGCAAGCGATGGAGCATAGAAGCCAAAATTTCATTTGTCGTTTCGGTACTTGTTATTGCAATTTGTACGGTTCTATGCCTGATATTTGCCAAAGAAATGATTTACAATCCTTGTTGGACTTGTGCACACACTTGGTTGGCTTACATGGGGTTGTCTGTGGCTTGTGGGTTGTGTGTCGGACAGTTGGGTTCTTTCCTGCGCAGAATTTATGATGCTTCCTAAAACTGAAATAAATTTAAGTAACGAGCGAGAGGCATGGGTTGAACAAGACTTATGTCTCTCGTTCTATTTGTTGGATAGCGGAGTGTGGCGGG